TGCGACATGGCCACCTGCAGATGGAACGGCCTCAAGAAACGAGGCGCCCCGAAGATCCTCCTGACGTGCTTTGAAATAAAAGTAACGAAGAGCGACTTCAAGAGCCAGCACGGCCACAATTTCATCGGCAACCAGAACTACTACGTCGTGCCGAGCGAATTATACCCGGAGATCGAAGAGCTGGTACCCGACGGAGTCGGCGTCCTGGTTTACCTCCACAAAGGAATGTACGTCGGCCTTCGAACCAAACGCCGCGCCGAATTCAGAGACATGACGGACGAAGACCAGAAATGGCTCCTCCTTTCCGTCCTGAAGAGGATCCGCGACATGGACCACCGCAAATACATCGAACTGCTCCAAAAAGTGAATAAGCCGACGGAATGGGGACCGTAACGTGCATAAAACCCCGAAATATGATCGTTAAAGGAGGAACGCGAAATGATGAAAAAGACCAAAATCGACTGGTGCGACTTCACATGGAACCCAGTCACAGGCTGCCTGCACACGTGCGAATATTGCTACGCACGAAGGCTCGCGCAGCGCTTCTGCGGAGACGTCAGACTGAACAGATCCAGCGACCAGCTGCAGCTTGACGCACCCAGAGGTATATACACCCTGAAGGCACCGTTCAAAAACGAGGACGGAACCCTGACAACACACTACCCCGCAGGCTTCGCGCCTACGTTCCACGAATACCGTCTGGAGATGGTGGCGCAGAAGAAGAAACCGGCGAACATTTTCGTCTGCAGCATGGCCGACCTCTTCGGAGACTGGGTACCGACAGAATGGATCGTCCGCATTTTCGACGCCTGCAAGGCGGCGCCCTGGCACAATTACCTATTCCTGACGAAGAACCCACAGCGCTACTGCGAACTTGCAAACGCCGGGATCCTTCCGAAGGGCGACAACTTCTGGTACGGAAGCACGGCGACCACACCAAAAACGAGCGTATTCCACGCTGGCGAATACAACACCTTCGTGAGCATCGAACCGATAGAAGAGGACTTCGGCGCAGGAGGATACGAAGGCGCCAAATGGATAATCGTCGGCGCCGAGACAGGAAACCGCAGCGGGAAAATCAAACCGCGCCGAGAGTGGATCGAGAACGTCGTCAAAGGAGCACGCGAATACGAAATACCGATACTCCTGAAGGACAGCGCCGAGCTCCGCGAGGCCTGGGGCGACGATTTAATTCAAGAATTCCCGAAGGAGCTCCACCACGCCGACATCCCGGTCCCGCATTGTGACGAATGCGAACACCTGACGTCCAGACAGCAGGGCGACCGAGGACTGACACGCCAATGCGAAATAGGCTGGGAGAGCGAAGGATACGACGACAGAGGCGCCAGACACATCGACGCCAAATATGCCCGCACCTCTCCTCCCTGGTGCCCAAAGCGAAAGGAGGAGCAGGAATGAGCAAAGACAGCACGATAGAATTCTGCGGGAACTGCGGCCTCGGCGCCATCACCCACAGAGACTACCCCGGCTCCTGCGACTACTACGCGCCGGGAACGAAAAAGAGATGCAACAGCTGGACGAAAGCAAAAGGCACCGGCCGAGAGCGAGTAGTTTATATCTGCAGTCCCCTCCGTGGAGACATCGAAGGCAACCTACGGCGAGCAGCGGCATACAGCCGCGCCGCCGTGGAATCCAACGCAATACCGATAACCCCGCACCTTTTCTTTGCGAGCTTCCTCGACGACACCAAGCACGCCGATCGCAATGTCGGAATGCAGATGGGAATCGAACTCCTGAAGAAGTGCGACGAACTGTGGGTATTTGGAAAACCCAGCGAAGGCATGGCAGCGGAAATCGCCGAAGCCGGACGCCTTCAGAAACCAATAATCTACGTGCCGGAAGAAACCGTGCGCGAACTCAATGAAAGGAGCACCACCAACAATGGCTGACATTAACGTAAACGTTTATACCGGACGCATCGGTACCGATATCGAATTAAAAATGACCGCAGGCAAAGAACCTGTTGCGGTCGCAACCTTCCCCCTTGCGGTCGAGAGACCAAAGGCTAAAGGCGCGGAACGCGCCGAGACCGACTGGCTCGACATGGTAGCCTGGAGGAGCACCGCAGAATTCTGCAGCAAATACCTCTCCAAAGGACGCAAGGTAACCGTCCACGCAATAACCCGCACCAGAACCTGGGAAGAAAAGGACACCGGAAAGAAGCGCAAAGCCGTGGAATTCCACATCACCAACATCGTACCTGCAGACGCCAAGCCGCAAGGATCCGAAAACGGCGCACCCCAGGCATTCACACCACCGGCCGCAGATTTCACCGACATCGGAAACGATGAAGATCTGCCATTCTAAAGAAGGAGGAGAACGATATGAACAGCAAATCAAGCATGGGAGTCGTAGCAGCAAGCTATGCGGCGGTAGGGGCAAGGGTGCTGGAAGTCGCCACCGCGCGAGGAATTGAAATCGGCATCAGAGCCGCGATGGACTATCTGGCAGAGGAAAAGGAAAAAGCAAGGAAAAGCCGATACGACCGCAGGCTCCGAAACACCCGCCTCCTCCTGAAGAATTATCGCTCCTTCAAGAGACACGCCCAGGGCGCCATCTTCAACGCCAAACAAGCAAAGGAGAACGCCATCGACATCCTGGACGGCCTGGACGACGGAATGCTGAACGACAACCTCTACGTCGAAGGCATCAAGAAGAGCCAGCAGCGAACCATAATCATCCTGAACCACGTGGAAGAGATGCTCCGATACTACCGAATCGCCTGCGAGCAGTCAGGCAAGGACGAAGAGATGCGCCGATACCGTGTCATTATGGCCATGTACATCGACGACGACAAAATGACTGCCCAGGACATAGCGGAAAAAGAGAACATCGAAGCGCGTACCGTTTACAAAGACATCACCAACGCAGTAAAGCCTTTGAGTGCCCTAATCTTCGGAATTGACAGCATCAAAATCGAATGAAACCAGCACCATACAAGCACGGTGCAAAATGTGGGCATTTAATCGGCAAAAGAAAAATGATAAAATGATAGCATGGAGGAATTGACAAATGGCTAAAAAGAAGACCAAAAACACCTTCATCGGGATAGACTACGAGACCTCCGCTACACCGAGAGCCACCACGGCCGACGGTGTACCGGTCTTTTGTGCTCACGACGAACTACTCGCCATCGCAAAAGTGATCCCGAACCCGAAAAACCCGAACCAGCACAGCGACGATCAGATCGCCCTGCTGGGCAACATCATCGAGGCAAACGGCTGGAGACAGCCGATAACCATCAGCAAGCGTAGCGGCTTTATAGTGAAAGGTCACGGACGCCTCGCTTCCGCCATTAAGAAAGGCTGGAAGGAAGTCCCTATCGACTGGCAGGAATACGCCAGCGAAGCCGAGGAATGGGCAGACCTTATCGCAGACAACCGCCTGGCGGAACTTTCCACGATCGACAACACGAAGCTCATCGACATGATCGCAGACCTGGACACCGGAGAGGTGCCGGTCGAGCTTACCGGTTATACCGAGGAAGACATCGCCGCCATCATTGCAGCTTGCGAAGGAGCCGACGACACGGTGGACGATAAAGCCGACGCCGTCGCTCCTGCAGACAACATCCCCATGACCAAAGCAGGCGACCTCTGGTGCCTGGGTCCGCACCGCCTCATCTGCGGCAGCGCAACCGATGAGAAGACCATCGAGCGACTGATGCAGGGCGAGAAGGCGGACATGGTCAACACAGACCCGCCCTACGGCGTGAGCTACGAAAGCCAGAGCGGCAAATTCGACATGATCCAGAACGACGACCTCACCGGCGACGATCTGATGAAGACGCTCCTCATTCCGGCATTCAAGAACTACGCCAAATTCACAAAGGACGATGCAGCCTTCTACATCTGGCACGCCAGCAGCACCCGCCGCGACTTTGAGGACGCGATGACAGCTGCAGGACTTGTCGAGAAGCAGTACATCATCTGGGTGAAGAACGCACCGGTACTCGGACACGCCGACTACCAATGGGCACACGAACCGTGCTTCTATGCGGAAAAAGCGGGACAGAGCGCACACTTCTACGGAGACAGAGCGCAGAGAACCACCTGGAAGGTAGTCCTCCGCGACGAAGATGGAACGGCGACCGTTCTCTCCGGAGGTGTAGTCCTTACCGACGGAGCCGGAAACAAGCTCTACCTGGCAGACAAGGTGCCGAAAGGCAAGAAAATACGGTATATCCGGCTCTCGGAAGGACGGAGCGTCACGCTGTACTCGACAGAGTGCGACCGTTCCACCGACACGTGGGAGGTCTCACGTGAGACAAAGACCGAGCACCCCACACAGAAACCCGTGGAGCTCGCAGTCAGAGCCATCGACAATAGCACCGAGGCAGGCAACCTCGTGATCGACTTCTTCGGAGGATCCGGCAGCACACTATGCGGCGCCGAACTCACCGGCAGAAGATGCTACACCACAGAACTCGACCCCAGATACTGCGACGTTATCGTCAACTCCTACGTAAGGCTCACCGGAAACATCGGAGTAACGTGCGAAAGGGACGGAGAAATCCACCAGTACGTAGAGCTCAAAGAGGAGAACGAAAAAGCCAACGGAATCGCGGGGGGGGGTACTTGTCAGCCTCTGGAGAGCCGCAAGGCGAGCCTTCCGAGTGATAGCGAGGACGATCCGCCGCAAACTGAATAAAACCCATTGAGGGCAGGCTGGAAACGGTCTGCCCTTTCATTTTTGTAGAAAGGAGGACGCCACATGGCAGAGACGAAAAAGACCACCAAAAAAGCACCCGCCAAGACGTCAACGAAAAAGAAGGCACCGGCGAAGAAACCGGAACCTGAAATGCCGGAAGACATCTGGGAACAGATCCCCGGCGAGAATGCCGACCAGTATGCAAAATTCTGCGCTTACAGAGATATGGCGTACCAGGACGGCAGGAGACTCAACAAGCGAAGCCTCCGCAGGCTCGCAACGCAGCTGAACCTCAAGGCGGCACGTCCCCTGGAGCTTCTCTCGGTCAAATTCGACTGGACAGCACGGTGCGAGGCTTACGACAAAGACCTCGACTACCGGGCACGGCAGGCGCAGGAAACCGCCGTCATTAAGATGCGCGAGAACCACGCCCTGCTTGCTTCACAGATGATCAAGAAAGCCACCAAGCGCCTCCTGACGATCCCGGAAGAGCAAATCACCGCCTCCGACCTGGTAAGGCTGGCGGACACCGGAGTAAAAATCGAGAGATTGAGCCGAGGCGAAAGCACCGAGAACCAGAACGTCAGCGGCGCCGTTTCACACAAAGGCACCGTCAAGGTATCGGTGGAGACGCAGCACGACCTCTCCTCTCTCTCCGATGAGGAGCTGAATCAGCTTGAACAGCTACTGGGAAAGGTACATTCAAAGTCCGGCGTTTGATGCCGGAGCGCTTCACGCCGCAATCCTGAAGGAGAAGGCGGAGCGCAGCCTTTCAGATTTCATCGTGCAGGCGTGGCCAGTTATCGAACCAGGCACGACATACGTGGACAACTGGCACATCGGACTGATCGCAGAGCACCTGCAGGCGGTAAACGACGGCGAATGCCGGCGCCTTATTATTAACATTCCGCCCCGACACATGAAGTCCATCGAAGCCACCGTCTGCTACCCTGCATGGACGTGGGCGAAGCGCCCAGAGAAGCGCTTCATCAAGGTAAGCTACAGCGACAGCCTCTCACGAAAGCACAACATTCTCACCAGAGACATCATCACCAGTCCGTGGTACCAGGAGAACTGGGGCGAGACGTTCACCCTCAAGGACGACGTCAACCGTCAGAACGAATTCGAGAACAACCACCACGGCATGATGTACAGCACATCCGTCGGCGGCGCTATCACCGGTAACGGTGCCGACGTAATCATCATAGACGACCCGCAGAACCCGCTCATGGCGAACAGCGAGACGGAGCGAGCCAATAGCATCAACTTCTTCAAAAACACGCTCCAGACGCGACTGAATGACCCGAAGACCGGCGCCATTATCATCATCATGCAGCGACTGCACGAAAACGACCTCACCGGCTACGTTTTATCGGAAGACCTCGGATACACCCACCTCTGCCTCCCTGCAGAAGCACCGGAGCGCACGGTGATAACGTTCCCGAAGACCGGCAAGACGATCGTCCGGGAAGAGGGCGACATTCTGAACCCGCAGCGCTTCGACCGCGAAGTCCTGGCAGGCTTGAAGAAATCAATGGGAAGCCTGCAGTATGCGGGACAATTCCAGCAGGTACCCGCACCGGCGGAAGGCGTCATATTCAAGCGCGACTGGCTGAACAACTTCTACAGCGACGGAGCGGCGCCGAGCACAATGGACATCCAGAGCTGGGATATGGCATTCACCAAGAGCGAAGGATCCGCAAAGGTAGCCGGCTACGTCATGGGACGACACGGCTCGGACATTTACATCAAAGAC